CCAGCCGCCCGCGACCACCGCGCCCCGGACGCGGTCGCAGGTACCGGGCGCGTGGAAGTACCGGCAGATGCCGCAATGCTCGTCGCGCGTGCCGTGCGGTGTGTAGCGGGCCAGCGCCTTCTCAGCCTTGTCGTCCTCCTCGGCGTGGCGGAAGACCGGCATGGCTCAGTGCAGGCGCTGCAGGCCGGGGATCAGACAGGCGAGCATGTTGAAAATAATAACCACCTCTATGATGCCGATGATCGCCAGGATCAGTAATTCTTTGATCAGTTCCAGCGGAAAGCGCATCAGAGTTTCTCCCCTTCGATGGCAGCGAGCATGGTTCAGCCTCGGACGATAAAGCCAAACACGCGCCAACCCAGCAGGAAGAACAACAGGAATCCCACCAGCCATCCGCCGCGATTCCAGTATGGCTGACCCTGTGGCGTGAAATTCCCGAATGCCCAGAACAGGATCCACAACAGCATGATCAACCAAAACACGAAGCCGATATCCATCAGAGTTTCTCCCCTTCGATGGTGACGTCATTCTCGGGCGCGGCGGGGGCGGCCGACAGCTTGATCTCCTCGACCTTGCCGGCGTTCGGGAACACCATCTGGATGGTCCACCGCGTGCCGCCGTCGGCTGCTCCCTCCATGCCGCGTCCGCCGCCGCCAGGCATGCCGTGCACGCCGCCGATCACCGCGATGGCCTTCATCAGCTCCACCCGCTGCGAAGGCGTGGTCGAGGGGTCGAACAGCGGCTTGGCATTTTCGTGCGCCGATTCGTGCAGGATCAGCTGGTGCTGCACCCGGATGCGGCGTTCCAGGTTGTCCTCGGAGTCCCACACCGCGCGCTCCGCCTTGACCGCCATGCGGAACGCCGTGTTGGTGGCCATCGTGCGATACAGCGCCTGGACGCTGGAAAACCCGTAGCGCAGCGCGATCTCGTCATACGGGTGCAGCCGGCGCCCCAGCTCATGGATCAGCGACTGCAAGAGGGCCGGGGTCATCTTCAGCACTGTCTGGTCCAGCGCCGCGTCGATCTCTTCGTCAACCGTGGAAGTCAGCACCTGGCTCACGACAACCTCATCAGTTGCCAAGACATTGATAGATACGCTAAAGGTCTTACCACAGTAGTAAAGCCGGGGGCCAGGTCTGCCGATCGCATTGCCAGGTCAGTCGTCGTCCTCGCCGCCGTCCACCTCGGTACCGGGTGGTGCGCAGTACGGCTTCCTGCGCGTGGTGTCGCCGGCCGAGATCGACGCCCAGGAACGCGAAGCGGCCAATCGCCGGCGCCCCGCACTGTCGGCGGCGGTGCCGGATGTCGGGGCGTGGATACGCCAGCAGTGGTATATTTTCAGGAACCACCGCAACCTCGGCAACAACCCGCTGAATTGGCGGCTGCTGCGGGCGCAGCGCATGTTCGAGGGCAAGTACGACCCGGAGAAGCTGTCGCAGATCCAGGCGTTCGGCGGCAGCGAAGTCTACTCGCGCCTGGTCGCCAACAAGGCGCGCGGCGCCACCTCCATGCTGCGGGACGTCTACCTGGGTCCCGAGCGGCCCTGGGATATCGTCTCGCAGCCCGACCCGCCGGTGCCGGCCGAGGTGCGCGATAGCATCATGCAGCTCATCCAGACCGAGGTGGCCAACCTGGAGGCGGCCAATCAGCTGCCGCAGCACGACCAGATCCACATGCGCTATGTCTCGCTGCTCTATTCGGCGCAGCAGGCGGCCCGGCGCAACGCCGACGCACAGGCCGAGCAGGCCGCCGAGCGCATCGACGATATCCTGGTTCAGGGCAAATTCTACGAGGCGCTGCGGGAATTCCTGCTTGATCTGCCGCTGTTCCCCTACGCGGTGCTCAAGGGTCCGGTGGTGCGCATGGTGCGCAAGCTCACCTGGGAGAACCGCCAGCCTCGCCTCGCCGCCAAGCCGGTGATGTTCTGGGAGCGCGTCAACCCGTTCGACATCTACTGGTCGCCCGGCGCCTCGGAGATCGAGAAATCCGACATCATCGAGCGCAAGCGCTACACCCGCTCCGATCTCAACGATCTCCTGGGACTGCCCGGCTACAACGAGACCGCCGTGCGCGGCGCGCTCGAAGACTACGCCAATGGCCTGCGCGAGTGGCTGGACGCACCGGATCCCGAGCAGGCGATCAACGAGGGGCGCGAAGACCCTAACCTCAACCGGTCGAAATACATCGACGGCATCGAGTATCACGGGTCCATGCAAGGCAGGTTATTGCTCGACCAGGGCATCGACCGGCGGCTGATCGACGACCTCGACCGCGACTACATGGTGCAGTCGCACGTGGTCGGGCGGCACACGCTGAAGACCGTGATCAACCCGACGCCACGCCAGCGGCATCCCTATTTCATCACCTCGTTCGAGAAGATCCCAGGCACCATCGCCGGTCACGCGCTCCCCGACATCCTCGAAGACCTCCAGGAGGTTTCCAACGCGGCGTTCCGCTCGCTGGTGAACAACCTGAGCATTTCCTCCGGCCCGCAGGTGGTGATCAACGACGAGATGATCGCCCCGACCGAGCACGGCGATGAGCTGTACCCCTGGAAGCGCTGGCACGTGACGGGCGATCCGCTGGGCAACCAGCGCGAGCCGGTTACTTTCTTTCAGCCGAATTCCAACGTCCAAGAACTGCTGCTGGTTATCTCGTCGGTGGGCACACAGGCCGACGAGACCTCGGGCATCCCCAAATACATGACCGGGGAATCACTCTCGGGCGGCGCGGGCCGCACGGCGTCGGGCTTAGGCATGCTGATGGGGCACGCCGAGAAGGTCGCCTCGATGGTGGCCGCCAACGTCGATACCGACGTGCTGGAGCCATTATTACATCAGTTGTATGATATGGTGATGTTGACCGACACCACCGGCCTATTGACCGGCGAGGAGGAGATCCGGGTGAAGGGCTCTGAAGCGCAACAGGAGAACAGCCAGGCGCAGCAGAGGCGCCTGCAGTTCTTGCAGCTGACCGCCAACCCGATCGATCAGCCGATCATCGGCGAGGTCGGCCGGGCGCGCCTGTTGCGCGCGCTCGCCCAGGACCTCGATCTGCCCGATGACATCGTGCCGGACGACCAGACGCTGCAGGCGCAGGTCAATGCGCAGAAGCAGATGCAGCAAGTGGGCCAGGCGCTGGTGGCGCATGCGCAGGCGCAGGGCGCGGCACCCGCTAATGCACCATTGGCCAATGGTGCGGGAACGGGCCAGGGCAGTCCGCCAGCGATGCCGGGGACGCCCTCGATCGGCGGCGGGGCGGGCCCGATGGGGCCGCCCGGTCCGCCCGGTCCGGCGCTGGGCGGTGCGGGTATGGGCGGTGGCGGCGTACCGATGCCAGGGCCTGGGGCTGCCGCGCCGCGCTTCAACGCGGCGCAACCGATGGGAGCCGTGTGATGAACGAGAAACCCGAGAATTTCGACGAGTATCGGGCCGACGATGAGCAGAAGACCAACTACGGCAAGAAAGGCGCGCACACGATGAACACACGCGAGGACAAGGTCGAGAGCGAGAGCAAGGGCGAGGCGATGCGGGCCGGCGGCAGTTCCGGCCAGGACAACGGCCCGACCGGCTCGAAGCGCGACTACGGCAAGAAGGGCCAGACCGGCAGCGGCGCGCCGCACAACACCGACTGGAATCCGATCAAGGGCAAGCCATCGACCTACGCGGTCGGCGGATGTGAGTGCTGATGCCCGCGATCATGCCGCTGCCGGGGGTTGGCGGGACGCTGTTCTCCGGTGGCTCGGGCGGTGTGGCGCAGGGCAGCATGAGCCCGGGCAGCACGGCGACGCCTTCGCTGGGCAAGAACTCGGTTATCCAGAACCTGGACAGCCCGCATTCTGGTTTGCGGAGTACGATTACCAAGGGCGATCCGTTGTCCCGCCTGATGGGGCAATACGGCAAGGGCCATGGGCTGGCGACTATGGCGGGCGGTCATTCCAAAGCCCCCAACGCGCCGTCGGTCAGCCAGGCCAACCCGACGCTGCACCAGCTGCGCGGGGGCCTGGGCCAGATGCGGCGCATCCGGGGCGGACTGGGACCGGGCAAGGTGGGTCAGCCGGGCCCGTCCAACAAGGACTATTCGATGACTTCGCCTGACTTGGAGTGAATGGATGGCGATCAACATCGGCAACGATGCGATAAAGGCGATCGCGGAACTCCGGGGCAACCCGGATTTCCACAAGCTGATCGAGGCGCTGGAGCTGATCGCGCAGAAGTTCGTCTACGCGTCGCTGACCTCGCCGGTCGAGCTTCGGGTGCAGCAGACCGCGCACGCTGACGGCATCCTCGATTTGGTGGACGCGCTGGTGATGGCGCTCAACGGCCGCCCGCAATCGCAGCAGGCACGCCCGGTACCGCCGAAAAATCGCAGGGAGTTCGTTGAATAAATGTCCGATACCCCTGAGCCGCGTGTCGACCCCTACGCCCCGGTACTGCCCAGGGCGGTGCGCGAGCAGGTCGAACGGGCCAACCAGCTGGCGCGCGAGGCCGGCATCGCCAATGTGCCGGCGGCGTCCGAGGAACCTGTTACTACTGAAGTAACCGAGCCGCCGTCCGAGTCGCAGGAACCCCAGGAAGCCCAGCCCGATGCGCAGGGGTTTCAGCAGCCCGAGGCCGAGCCGCAGCCGTCACCCACGCCCGATTGGGAGGCGCGCTACAACACGCTGCAGGGCAAATACAACGCCGAGATGTCCGAGCTGCGCGGCCAGATGCGCGCGATGCAGGAGATGCTGGCAGCTTCGCAGCGGACGCAGCCGCAGACTGAACCGCCGCCGCCGCAGCGCGGGCGCAACATGCCGCCGCCGGGCGCGCGCGAGATCCCGCAGGCCGACATCGACGCCTACGGTCAAGAGCTGATCGAGGCGTCGCAGCGCTGGGCCGAGGCACGCCTCGCACCGGTATTGCAGGACTACGACCGGCGATTACTCCAGGTCGAAGGCAACAATATCCAGCTGACCCAGGTCACCGCCGCGCAGCGCGTCGAGAGCGCGCTCGACCAGGCGATGCCGGAGTGGCGGCAGATCAACACGACTGACGCGTTCAAGGACTGGCTGCGTCAGATCGACCCGTTCTCCGGTCAGCCGCGACAGCGGCTGGCCGAAGAAGCCTACGGTGGGGGCGACATCGCCCGCACCCTGGCCTTTTTCAGAGCCTTCGTGAACGAGCAGACCGCGGTGTCGCCACCGCCGCCACGGACACAGACGCCTCAGACCGCCGGCGGGGGTATGCCCGCCGGAGCGGCGGGACTTCTGCCCCTGGAGGTACTGGCGGTTCCGGGACGCGGCCAGACGGCCACGCCGCCGGCACCGGGCGCTTCGAACGGCAAGCGTCTCTGGACACGGCCGGAAATCACCGCGTTCCACCATGCGAAAATCCATGGGGCGTGGCGCGGTCGCGAAGCGGAAGCCGAGGCGATCGAGCGCGACCTGCACATGGCGCAGTTCGAGGGGCGCATCCAGTAACCGGTAAACCAACAGGAGTTACCCATGCCGGTAACGATTGCCACGACACCATGGTCAGGGGCTAATCCCGCCCCGCCGTACCACGGCACCTTCATTCCCGAGATCTGGTCAGGCAAGCTGCTTGAGAAGTTCTACGCTGCCACCGTGCTCTCGGGCATCGCTAACACCGACTACGAAGGCGAGATCAAGAACCAGGGCGACGTGGTGCACATTCGCACCAAGCCGACGATCACCATCCACGACTACACGGTGAACCAGGACCTGCTGATCGAGCGCCCCAGCTCGAACATCGTGGATTTCACCATCGACTTCGCCAAGTATTTCAACGAGGCACTCGACGACGTCATGGAGGTACAGAGCGATATCAATCTCCTATCGCTGTGGTCCGACGATGCCGCCGAGCAGATGAAAATCAACATCGACACGCAATGCCTGGGCCTGATCGACGCCGGTGTGGACGCGGCGAACAAGGGACTGACGGCGGGCAAGATCTCGCTCAACATCAACCTCGGCACCACCGGCACACCCTACCAGCTGACTCCGCTCAACGTGGTCGACGCTATCGTCGATATGGGCAACTGTCTCGATGAGCAGAACATCCCGGAGACGGGACGATGGCTGGTGATCCCGCCCTGGGTGGCGGCGATGATCAAGAAGTCCGATCTGCGCAACGCCTCCATATCGGGCGACGGCGTCAGCATGAGCCGTAACGGACGTCTCGGCATGATTGACAGGTTTATTTTGTACAGCTCGAACCTGCTGCCGACGGCGGTCGAGGGATCGGCTACTGCGTTTCGCATCTTTGCCGGTCATCCGACGGGGCCCTCGTTCGCCTCGCAGATCACCAAGATGGAGACGATCCGCTCCGAGCGCAGCTTCTCGACCTTGATGCGCGGGCTGCAGGTGTTCGGCTTCAAGATCCTGCAGGGCATCGCCGTCGTGGAGCTGTATGCTGTGAGGGGTTGATACTACCGTAGTAACAGCGGGCTCCGGCCCGCTGAAAGGATGCCGCCAATGGCACGAAGGTACGAGGGCTCGCCGAAGGACCTGCGCGAAGACCGCAAAGGCGCCAAGACCACCGGCAAGAGCCTGCGCGATTACGAGAAGACCGCGCGCGACAAGCGCGAAGACAAAGCGGGTCAGAAAGCCATGGCCGCTGGAAGGTTCGGTCGCAAATGAAACCGCCAGCAGCTGGCAGAGGTCGCGTAGGTGCGGGCCGCGCGGGTGCGGGCCGCCCGCCGCCCGCCAGAGTGCGCATGCCGCCTATACCGCCCGTGGCAGCGCCGCCGCCGCCGGCGGCGGCCGGACCGCCGCCGACCGCGCCGCCCGGCGCGCCGGGACCGGGCAGCCTCGGGTTCGCGCGCGGCGGCAAGGTCAAGGGTAAGGCCAAGGGAAAGAAACGCTGATGGCCAGAGCTGTCGTGACGCGCGATGCGGACGCCGGCCGCACCGCCTTGCTGCAGGGCGCGCCCGGCGCGCCGTCCGCGTCGAGCCAGCCCGGCAAGGCTAAGGGCGGCAAGGTACGCAAGGTGGTCAAGCCGAAGGGCAAGAAGCGGTGAAGCCTAGACCAAAGCCCAGACGTAGGATCAAAGGCTATGCCGAAGGCGGCTACATCCCGGGTATGACGCAGGTGGGCAACATCGACCTGCATAATCGCCCCGTGGTGCACAATCCCGACGGTTCGATCAGCACGGTACGTTCGATCACCATCGGCGGCAACGGTGAGCCGGCTTATCTGATTCCAACTGTGGTCGGGAATAAGGTGGTGTCGAACAAGGATGCTGTGCAGCATTTCAAGGATACCGGCGAGCATTTGGGCCGTTTCGACAGCACCGATAGCGCCGACGCCTACGCGCAATCGCTGCACGAGGATCAGGCGAAGGAATATGTCGGCAAGGCACGCGGCGGCAAAGTGCGCAAAGTAATCAGGAGACGCCGATGAAGAAGCCCGCGCCAAGGCGACGGGGCTACGCCATGGGCGGCGCGGTCGATCCCAACAGCACGATGGCGCGGCCGATGTCGCCCGGCACGGTCGACCCTCAGGGCGAGTCCGGCCAGATCAATGCGAGCGTCGAGCGGGGACTGCGCATGGCGGGCTACGCGCAGGCCCTGAAGGGTGCCGGCGGCAGCAAAGCTGCGGGCAGGGGTGGCACGTCGCCCTACTCGCCCAGCTATCCCGACGAAACCGGGCCGATGGCGCGCGGCGGCAAGATCAGGCGCACCTCGGGGCCCAGGATCGGCAGGGATGACGGGCTGATCCCGGCGCAGAAGGGCGAGTACGTGGTGCGCAAGAGTGCGGTGAAGAAACTCGGCACCGGCGTGCTGAATACGATCAACAAAGGCCGCCTGCCGCAGAAGGCCAAGCGTCGATGAGCGGCGCCACGAGCACCGCCTTCACGCGGCTCCGCACCTTCGGCGGGATGATCCTCGAAGCGCGCACGCTGCTGCAGGACAAGATCCCGACCACCGGCGGCCAGCTGCGCTATTCCGACGACGAGATGTTCGAGGCGATCAACCGGTTCATGACCGAGGTGCGCACCAAGCGGCCGGACCTCTTTCTGCGCACGTTCGGCAGAACCAGCCTGCGCTGGCCGACCTTTCCCTACTACTCGGCCTCGCAGGATATGGGCACGCCGTTTCCGCTCGATGTCAGCGTTTACTCAGCCTTTGTGTTCTATCTCGTTGGGATGGCGGAACTTCGCGAAGACACGTTCAGCGATGATTCGCGCGCGGTCACCATGGCGAACAAGGCGGTCTCACAGCTTCTGCAGGTGCAGTCATGAGCGGTTTCAGCCCGCGTACCGACCCGTTCCC